AGCGGCAATTGCAACTGACTGTAAATCAGTTCTCGTTTGAGTTCGGAGGTTCGAGTCCTTCTGCAGGCACACATTGGAATATAGCTCAGTTGGTTAGAGCATTTGACTGATATTCAAAAGGTCGCTGGTTCGAATCCGGCTATTCCAACACAAGGCTCTTTAGGCTAATGGATAAACCTCTTCGCTACGGACGAAGTATTGGACGTTCGAATCGTTCAAGAGCCACATTATGGTACTGTGTCCGACTGGCAAGGTGGAGCTCTGCAAAAGCTCTTATATTGGTTCAAATCCAATCAGTACCTCAAAGATAATATGGGTATAGTGAAATGGTATCATGTCGCTCTCCAAAAGCGTTGTTGTGGGTTCGAATCCTACTACCCATGCAAAAAGTTTCTAAAATAGAAGTAAAATGAAAAGGTTCAAATCAGTAAACAATAAAGTGGTAGATGTTATCGAACATACTTTAGAGATAATGAAAATACATCCTAATTTAAAAGTCCATATTGGTACTGATTCTCAAAATGTAGGTTTGGAAACATCATATGTAACGGTAATAGCATATCGTTTTGGTGTAAGAGGAGTTCATTATATCTATACAAAAGAAAAAGTTCCATTGGTTAGAGATATGTTTACAAGATTATTTGATGAATGTTCTCGTACAATAGAAGTTGCAGAATGGTTTACTCAACAAATCAATATTAAAGTTGAAATTGATATGGATTATAATCAGGATGAATTTTCTCAATCTAATAAACTTATAGGAGCAACACGAGGGTGGGCAGTATCATTAGGATATAAAGTAAATGTTAAACCTGATATTCAAATTGCAACTCGTGCAGCAGATTATCATTGTAGATAGAGTATTTATGGTGGTTGTAGCTCAGATGGTTAGAGCAACTGATTGTGGTTCAGTAGGTCATGGGTTCGATTCCCATCAATCACCCAAAGGAAGATTGGCTGAGAGGTCTATAGCGGCACCCTGCTAAGGTGTTAGTCGGGAAACCGGCTCATTGGTTCGAATCCAATATCTTCCACAAAAAATAAATTTGGAGAATTAAAAAATATTTTGTATATTTACAAACATTACGCCGAAGTGGTGGAATTGGTAGTCACACTGGTTTTAGAAACCAGCGCTATATCAGCAGTGCGAGTTCGAGTCTCGCCTTCGGTACAAATTGTCTTGATAGCTCAGAGGTAGAGCAAACGCCTGTTAAGCGTTAGGTCGTAGGTTCGATCCCTACTCAGGACGCAACCAATATGCTCCGTTCGTCTAATTGGTTTAGGATACTCCCCTTTCACGGGAGAGCTTACGGGTTCGAGCCCCGTACGGAGTACAAATCTATTGCGGGGAAGAGCAAAGGCTGTTCACTGGCCTCATAAGCCAGGGGTTGTGGGTTCGAATCCCACCCCCGCTACAAATGGGCTGTTAGTTCAGTTGGCTAGAACGTCTGATTTGCATTCAGAAGGTCATCGGTTCGACTCCGATACGGTCCACAAAATGCTTCTTTAGCTCAGTTGGTAGAGCTCCCGCCTTGTAAGCGGATGGTCATTGGTTCGAATCCGATAAGAAGCTCATTTGCGGTAGTAGCTCAGTTGGTAGAGCATAACCTTGCCAAGGTTAGGGTCGCTGGTTCGAATCCAGTTTGCCGCTCCAAGGAATGAAGCCTTACATAGGACGGATTAGCACCGTTGAAAGGGATTCCGGCTCTCACAGGATCGCAACCTTTACTGAGAGTAATCATGCCCCGGGATGCTATGTAGGAGACCCTGCTCTGCTGTGCACGGTATCAGGTGATGGGGAACAAACCATCGGTTGCTTCTTGACCATGTTAACGCGCATGGAAGGACCTTCATTCCTATTTTGCGATAATAGCTCAAATGGTAGAGCATCGTCCTTCCAAGTCGGGGGTTGTAGGTTCGAGTCCTACTTATCGCTCAATGGTTCGTTAGTAGAGTTGGTTACAATATCGCACTGTCACTGCGAAGGTCATGGGTTCGATTCCCATACGAACCGCGCTTTATAGGGGAATATATCAATTGGTTAGATTACGTGCTTTGGGAGCACGAGGTTGTGGGTTCGAGTCCCGCTTCCCCTACTTATTTTTTAAAAATAGTTTGGCTTTTTCAAGATTATTTATTATCATTATTATATAAATTGTTCTTTGACATATTTATAATGGACATCAAGTCTGTTTTGGTAGGAAAATAGTTGGCTTAGTGTTGTGTATTTTGCAATGGCCGAAAACCGTCGGGGTTGTGTAGAGTATATAATATTAAGTACCAAAAATTTGATGTAGAGTTATCGGAGTGGCTCTATATCTTCTACTATAAACAAAGTGTGTCGGGAACACAGTTTGTGGACTGGAAGAAAAAGGTAACTATGCCTAACTGCCAAGATTATTGATGTTTAATGCCGGAATTATTGGCGGTTCGTCTAACGGCAGGACGCACGATCCCGACTCGTGATATGTAGGTTCGAATCCTATACCGCTAACCAAATAGAAAGACAACAACCGGGTTGGAAGGAGATTCGATTTCTCCCTTTCTACTAAACTTTTAAAAAACCAATGTTATGAATGAAATAGTTATCACCGCGCTTCCACACCCTATTACAACTTTTGTATTAGGTATTATGATTGTATTTGCTGTTATTACAGTCTTTTTTCTTAATAGAACTATGTCTAAATTAGAACAAATAGAAAAAGACAATACTTCTACTAAGCAAGATTTCCAATCCCATATCAAACATACTGAAAAACTTATTTCTGAGGTGTCTAGAAAAGTAGACTCTAGGATTGATAAGGCTTTGGGAAATATTAATAAAGGTTAATTTCCTTATATTGCATATATGTATATGTAAATGGATATAAATAAAATATTTGGTGCTTTTGCAAGTAAAGACGATAACATAGTAGCTATCGACTTTTCAGAGCATCCATTGTATTTGATAAGGATGTTTAAGAAACTAATCCTTAACCATAAAACTTTCAAATTAAAAAATATTTCATTTCTATCTAAATTAGACCCAGACATGAATCCTGAAGATATTGGGGCTATAGGAGATTTGGTTATTTTTAATAGAGCTTATTTTTATTTAAATAAAATTGATATTAAAAATCAAACTCATTGTCAAATAGTAGAGAATAATTATAGTGTTGATTTAATGAGTGCAATTAGCCTAGCTTTATCATATTTTGAATCTACAGAAGAATATGAAAAATGTGCTCATATTTTTAATATTAAAAAAATCCTATTAGAAGAAACAAAGTAAATTTGGTATTAATATATTCTCTCAATATATTAGAAACATAAAAAACACTAACTTATGAAAAATCGAAACATCATAATGAGAAGACTAGAGAAAGCAGAGGGTAATATCTCTAAACTATTTTTAGTACTCCAACGAGCAGGTTCTAGAGAAGAATTTGAAGCTATTCTTAAAGACACACAAGAGGTTATTCAAGATGCTAAATCTTTTATACAACAAGAACCATTAGGCCCAAATGAAATAAATCCATTTTAATAGTTATGAAACTTACTGCAGAACAAATCCAAGAAAATTGGGAATATTTTATCCAACATATTAATACTTGGATATCATCCCCTCGTAAAGAAAAACTATTAGAATTTTACGAACAATATAAAGATCGTTTAATTCTAATGCCAGCCGCCCATAAAAAAGAATACCACAATGCTTTTCCAGGAGGTTATATTGAACACGTTAATCGCGTTGTAGATTGTGCTCTTAAACTTAATAATTTATGGGGTGAAATGGGGGCAGATTTAAATACATACACAGTTGAAGAACTTGTATTTTCTGCTATTAATCACGATTTAGGTAAAATGGGAGACGAAACAAACGAATCCTATATCCCTCAAACAGATCAATGGCGCAGAGATAAATTAGGCGAAGATTATATGTTTAACAACAAAGTAGCATTTGCTTCAGTTCCTGATCGCGGTTTATATTTACTTCAATCTCATGGTATCCAATATTCATTTAATGAGATGATAGCTATTCAAACTCACGATGGCTTATACGATGAAGGTAATAAAAAATATCTTATGACTTATATGCCTGAGCAGAAGCCACGTGCTTGTCTTCCATTTATATTGCATCAAGCAGATTTAATGGCAGCAAGAATTGAGTTTGAAAGAGAGTGGTTGCCAAAATTTAAAAATTCCGTGGAGGCTCCAAAAAAGAGTTTTACCCTAGATACTAATGCTAAACCAAATCTAAACAAGCAACAAAAAGCATTAAGTACCATAAAAAGTGAAAAATTAAAAAATCTATTAGACAATATATGATAGTATTAACAATAATTTTAGCGTTAATGGTCGTGATCCTTGGATACACGACCTTTAACCTTTTACATAAAAATGAAAAACAAGAAGATATCCTTACAGGGTATATGGTTTATCTAAATAAAATTTCTAAAATTATAGATGAATCAGATAAAAAATTACAAGAAATAGATCATCGAGGTTCTTTCAAAGCAGACGATGAAATTGGCTTTTTCTTTGAAAGTGTTAAAAACATTCAGACTATTCTTAATTCATTTAATGTAAAAAATCTGTAATGGCTGTATATTTTACTCAAAAAACAGAAGACGCTATTGTACGATATAATAATGAGATTGATTTCTCAATTAAGAGTAAAATATATGAATCTGAGATTCATCCTGCTTTTTTTAAGTTAACAGACTCTCCT